CCCGCCCCCCCCGTGGTAGTGGTAGTAGTAGTAGTAGTGGTAGTGGTATCGACGAGCGCCGTCTTGGCCGCCCGCCCCCGAATCAGCCCGCCGTTTTGAGCCACCGGCCGTCGGGCTGGCGCTCATACCGCTGCCCGCGTCCCGTGCCGACGCCCAGGCCGATCTCGGCATGGCAACCGGGGCACAGAATGCCCCAGCGCCCCCTCCGCGTTGCGGCGTCGAGGAATACGCGGGCGAGTGTGAAGCCGCAGGCATCGCAGCGCGTGGGGGGTGTGCCGAGCCAGTATCGGGCGGGCGGATTGTCGGTGGTCATAATCGTCCTTTCATCCGGGCGGATTGCCCCCAATACCCCAGCCCGTGGCGCATTGGGGACAACCCCGCTGGCGCGGGGTCGGCCGATCATTCAGCTGGGTCCGGGTCCGGGTCGGTCTCGTCGTCCGGGGTCTCGTCGTCGGCCGCGTCGAAGTCCCCCAGGGGATCGTCATCCGCCTTCATCCCCGCCTCGGACGCCCGAATCCCCGCGACCGTGGTACGCAATGCATCCGCCTTCGGGGACGTCCCGAGCATGCACGCCTCGAGATATTCCTTCACCGACTGACCCCGGGCGGCAGCCTGACCGGGGAGCTTGGCCAGCATGACATCCATCTCGATCCCGTAGACGGCGCACAAGCCCTGGATGATGGTCTGGTCCGGTCCCGCCTCCACCTTGACGGCCCGCATGTCCCACTCCACCCCACCCGCCTCGATGAACTCCACGTAGGCCTTCATCCGGGCCGCCTTTTCCGCCGCCGTGGCGTACCGGTTGAGGGTCTTGTTGAACCCGAGCGCCCCCCGGTCCGAGATCCGTTGAATCCACCCATGCAACGCGGCGCGCTTGTTGTTCGGACCGCTCGCCTTCGCGGGGTTGAACGTGAAGGTTTCCGCGCCGATCACGCGGAACTCGATCGTCCCATCCGCGTTGATCTTGTGAGTGATAACCGCATTGGCCTTGGCCATGATTGTCCTTTCGTGCCCCCGTGGGGGCGTGGTCCCGGGTCCGCCGGGTCGGTGGGGCGATTCGTTCGCCTTGGTATCCATTATGGGCCATGCCAGCGGGATGTCAACAACAATTTCATTGGGACAAACCCCTACATTCCAGGCACGATCCATGCATGGCTCCCGACTAGCATGAGCGCGCGATGCGCCCGCCCGCGCAGGCACGCGCGCGTCGCAAGTCTCATGCCAACCCCGCGCCGCCCTGATACCCCCAGGGGCATACCACCCGCTCACATACCCCCACTGGTATGCATGGCGCTGGATACCCCAGGGGGTACCTGCAGCGTCCCAGGAATCGAGGGGGGTGGGGGCAAATCCGTCCGCTTAGAAATTGTGATGGGGCCGCATTCTATTTTGCGGCCAGTTTGAGAGTTGCATGCAAGAATTCCCATATAGTTGCATGCATGCCCAACGCAGCGCACGCCCCCACTTGCATCCCACCCCCGAACCCATTAAGCTGCGCGCATGACCACCCCGCCACCGACTTCCGACGCCACCTCCCCCGCGATCGCGGGAGGCGAAGCCGCGATCGACATCGACGCGGAACTGGCGAAGCTCGCAGCCACGGGCGGGGGAGACCGCTTCAATGGCAACCAGGGCGAGAAGCTCCGGGGCGACATCATCAACCGAGTGCGCTACACGCACGAGGCCCTGATCGACTTCATCGTGGCGAATCCGACCGCGAAGCTGCCTGTGGTAGCGGCACAATTCGGCCTGCACCCCGTCACCGTCCGCCGCCTCATGACGAGCGACATCTTCCGCGAGAAGCTCGCCGAGCGTCGCCTCGAGCTGGTCGATCCCGCGATCATGGCGCGGCTGGAGGACCACTTCGAAGCGGTGGCGCTGCGGTCCCTCGAAGTGCTGCAAGAGAAGCTCGCCCTCCCCGCCTCAATGGTGTCGGAAAGTCTCGCGCTCAAGGCCGCGGAACTCGGGGCGAAGGCCCTCTCGGTGGGTGGATTCTCGTCGAAGCCAAGTGCCCCCACCGCCCCGCCAGCGGATCGACTGGACTCGCTCGCAGCCCGCCTGGTCGGCTTCCTCGGTCCCCGCGCCCACATTCCTCCGGCTGACGTCGTTGACGTAGCCTCCCGTCCCCTTCCTTCTGGAGTACGCTGATGCCCCGTCTCGCCAATCGCCCCACCGAAGTCCGCGCCGTTGTCGAAGCGTTCGACGCAGCCGGCAAGTCCCTCGGGATGTTCACTCAGACCCCCGCGGGCTGGGACAACTACGTCAAGGCCGACGACACCACCTCGGTGCAGACGCCCCTCACCGGCTTCGCCATCACAGTGGCGAACGGCACCCGAAACCTGATCCTGACGCCGGCCGGCACCCTCGCCGCAGGCGCCGTCACCTTCCCGGCCTCGACCTCGCTGGTGGACGGTCAGGAGCTCCTGATCGCCTCGACGCAGATCATCACCGCCCTCACCCTCACAGGCAACGGCAGCACGATCTCGAACGCCGTGACCACTTTGGCCGCCGCCGGCGATCGCGTGCGCTACAAGTACGTCCTTTCGACCGCGACCTGGTACCGGATCGGCTGATCATGACGCTGGTCTACGACGCCGAGAAAACCGGCAAACACCCACTCGACCTGCAGGGCCAGGACGGGGCGCCGTGGGTCTATCTCAAGTCGCTTCTCGCGGGCGAATTCCCACAGTTCAATCGCTTAGGCGCGGGCATGATTCTGCCCTACACGGCGGTACTTGCCTCGGCGACAGTGAAATCGACGCCAGCGATCTATGGCGGTGTATTTTGCCTCACAGCAGGAACCCTATCCGTCTACGACAACACGACCGCTGCGGGTACGGCCTTCATCAACGCGCGCGCCATGGCGGCGGGGGAGTTTTGCTTCCTCGGAGCCGCGGCAGCCTCCAACGCGGTGCCTGGTGTAGGCATCATCACTTCCATCGGCCTGCACGTCGCCGTCACGACTGGCACCTACCTCGTACTGGCGGCTTGATGCCTGGGATCTTTGCCCTCAACGAAGCGGGCTTCCGCACGCAAAACTCGAACTCTGCGAGTACGTTTCTCGCTGGGGTGGCGGGGAAAGTGCGGTGGCATCACTTCGCGGGGCCTGGCGCGATTGGCCTGATGCGCAACAGCACCGCAATGGCGAGTTCTTTGCAGTGGGGGACCGGCCCGAGCGAGTCGCCAGCCAGCACCTCGGTCACAGCGAACTACGCCGCGCAGGAGCCCGGAGGCTCTGCCCACACGCTGGTTAGCGTCGACGCCGCCACAGGCAACGCAACAGCCGACAACGGGCGCTTTCAATTCGACAAAGCGGCAGGCACGCTGCGCATGTCGCACAATCAAGACGATGCGCTTGTCAGCAGCAACCCTCGGGTGCAGCTCTACACAAGTTACCTGCCAGCGCGCTGCGGCTGGATGCGAATCTACATGGGATTCCAGCTCGGCGACGCAAATATGCCGTGGCCGAAGTGGGTTTTCAACCTCAACTCAACGCTGATCCTCCAGATCAAGGACGGCTCGGCCAGTTTTCCGCCGCTCACGCTCGACATCTACGACAACAGCGACGGCGATACGAATCTCCGTGACCTCGTGTTGCCAATCAGAACTGACAATGTCTCCAGCCAAACAGTGCTGTATCGTGTGAAGGGTGTCAAGCTCGCCACACGATACAACATTTGCCTGGACGTACGTCTCGACTGGCTCGACAGGTCTACTGGCGGCGCCCCCTCCATCCGTCTGTGGCAGGATACAAGCCTCGTCCCCAGCGTAAATGGCTTGACAGACGAAAACGCCACGCACACCATCTACCCGCCGTCGGCGAACTACGTTTACCCCGGCAGCGCGAGCGGCGGCTGGCAAGCCATGTGGGGTATCTACCGCTACAGGTATTCAAGCGTGCAAGCGCCCGACGGCGCCTCGATCACCTTTCACAAAGCACTGGTTGAGCACTGGCTCGACGAGCCACCGACACCTACCTGGCCCTGATCATGACACTTTGGTACGTTCGTCCGAGCACCTCGCACAGCGGAACGCGTAACGGCACCAGCTACGATACAGCCTGGGGCACATGGTCGGAGATCGTGTGGGCATCGCTTGCCGCCGGAGATCGATTGCGGATCTGCGGCGCGCATGTTTACACCAGCAGCCGTGCCACCAGCGCGCATGGTGGCACAGTAAACGCGCGTGTGGTTCTTGAAAGCTACAACGCCGATCCTGGATCCATCACATTTACCGCACTCGGCCTGACGATCGACGTGAATCATACCGAGATCCGCGGCCTGACAATCACGTCTGGTACCGCGCAGGCCATATTGCTGAACGCGGCCAACTTGCAGAACGTTGCCATCGTCAACAACAACCTGGTGTGTGGTGCCGGCAGTACCAGCAACATCCTCGGCCTGCGCGACGTGACAGGCCTGAACTACAGTGACATCTTGATCGACGGCAACACTTTCACAGGCAAGCCGTCCGCTGGGTCTGCTATCCGCTGGTGGCTGAGCACGACGGGTGACCTTGGCACCATCAGCCGGTTGACGATTTCCAACAACAAGTTTGTCGGCGTTGTCACCTCCCGGGCCGTTATTCGGTTGCTCTACAACCCAGACGTGAACGCCGGCACCAAACTGGCCGACATCAAAGTCATCGGCAACACCTTCACAGATTGCGTGGGCCTTGCTATCGAGGTCGGCGGCGGCGGTGGTGGTGCGCTGGCTGTGCCCGGCCGCGACACCGGTATCATCGTCCGCGGCAACGTCGCGCGGCGCCTGTCCTATGCCGGTGCTTTCGGCGGCATGATCTTCCTGTACCAGTTCGGCCCCTCGCTCACGCCCGGCTTCGGCCCAAACTTGGTGGAGTGGAACGAGGGCTACGAGATCCAGGGGGCGGGCGGCTTCATCGATCTGCTGCAGGGCACCTACGTGGTCCAGTTCAACTACTGCGACGACGTGTGGAGCAACGGTTTCGACGGCAATGGTGTTCTGCTCGATTTGAGCAGCTATAACTGCGTAGTCCGCTGGAATGTGCTGAAGAATTTGCGTTCCAACGGAAGCGTTTATGGAAGTGGCATGGGCATCTATGTCATTTCTTCGACCGGCGCGGAGGTGTACGGCAATCTGATCGAAAACTGCCGCATCGGTCTGGGTTTCTTCTGTCCTACAGGCTCGACCCAATCGGCAAACGTCTACGGCAATACGTTCGCAAACTGTTCCGTCAGTGCCATCTACCACGGGCAGCAGGACACAAACAAAACAGGCACCCACTGCCGCAACAACGTTTTTGTCGCAGCCACAAGTGGTGTTCAAGGTGTCAACAATACTGGAGCTGTGTGGTCAGGTACAGAAGACTACAACAACTTCTACAACTTCGGCGCCAACGTCAACCACACTTTCGGCGTCAACACGCAAACGCAAAAGCCAAACCTTTCCATTCACTGGCGCCCAGCGCAAAACTCACCACTGCGCCGAGCTGGAACTCATTTAGCGTATACAACTGATTGCGATGGCTTTACTCGTTGGAATCCGCCGACCATCGGAGCCTTCGAAATCCAACCTGATCGAAGTGTACGTTGACCGTGATGGCGACTCGCGAAATGACTCCGCGCCGCCGAGCCGCGGACCACGACCCCTCTCTCACCGAGCAACGACTCGATCTTCTCGAAAACATCGCCGAAATGCTTGCAGCCCAAAGCGCCGAGCACACCGCCATCATGCACAAGCTTGATCGGCGGCTTTCGACGCTGGCGGATGACCTGGTGAAAGCACAGGCGGCGGCGATCAAGGAGGCGCTCGAGGCAGAAGACCAGTCGCTCATCGACAAGTTTGTCTCGAGAGTAGCGGCCTCGGCCCAGCGGGGCGCCCGCCGCTCCTTTCTCGACGCGGTGTGGAGTCAGCTGCTCATCGGCTGGAAGTTCTTCAAGAGCTTCCTCATCGCAATCCTGCTGTCGGCGCTCATCCTCGGGCCGCTGGGAATGTTCCCCTACGTCCTCAAGGCATGGAACGCACTCGCGCCCGAGAAGTGGAGGCTCCTGTGAGCATCCCCTTCACCGCAGAACTTGTCGAGGCGACGGCGGGGGTATTCTTCTCCCCGATGTACGACAACCCTCAGCCGACCCCGAACTTTCACCGGGAAGGGTGGGAGCTGTATTGCTCCGACGTCCAGAAGGCCACGATCGTTGCCCCGCGTGAGCACGCGAAGTCGACCGCCTTCACGCACAACTACCTCCTTACGGCGCTCCTCTTCCGCGTGGAGATGTTCGCGATCGTGGTCTCGGCGACGGAGGACCTCGCCAAGGACCACCTCGCAGACATCGCGAAGGTCCTGCGGGAAAACGACGAAGTCATCCAAGAATTCGGCATCATCGGGATGCCTATCGACGCGAAGACCGAGATCGTCGTGAAGTTCTCCGACGGCTACGAGTTCCGCGTCCTGGCGAAGGGTTCCGGGCAGAAGATGCGCGGCCTGAAGTGGAAGGGTCGCCGCCCCGGACTGATCGTCGGGGATGACCTGGAAGAGGACGAACAAGTCGAGTCGCGCGATCGGCGTGTGAAGTTCCGCCGCTGGGTGTTCCGCGCCCTCCTTCCTTGCCTCCGGCGCGGCGGAAAGATCCGTCTTCACGGCACCATTCTGCACGAGGACTCGCTTCTCGCCCGCCTGCAGAAGGACTCGGAGTGGGGCAAGCTGTTCTTCAAGGCCCACGAGGGCTTCGACGACTTCACGAACATCCTCTGGCCCGAGCAGTTCCCCGAGGCGCGGCTCCGCTCCATCCGGCAAGGGTACATCAACCAGGGCGACGCGCCGGGCTACTCGCAGGAGTACCTCAACGATCCCCTCGACAACAGCGACGCCTATCTCATGCGGGATTGGTTCATCCCGATGCAGGAGTTCGATCGGCACAAGCGCAAGATCGTCTGCGCCGCGGCCGACTTCGCCATCTCGAAGGCCGACAAGGCGAACCGCACCTCCCTCACCATCGGCGGGAAGTGCGACGAGAACCTCCTCCACTTCATCGACCAGCGCGTCGGGCGGTGGGACGCCCTCCAGATCTGCGATGAGATGTTCGCCCTCCAGGCGAACCACCACCCCGACATCTTCTGGGTGGAAGACGGCCAGATCTGGAAGGCGCTCAAGCCGACCCTCGAGAAGGAGATGCTCCGCCGCAACAAGTGGATCAACATCGTCGCGCGCCTCTCTATCAAAGACAAGGCGTCGCGCGGACGCGCCCTCCAGATGCGCATGCGCTCGGGCGGAACGCGCTGGGACACCGAGGCCGAGTGGTTCCCGAGCATGCAGGATGAAATGCTCCGCTTCACCGGCTACTCTGAGGCAACCCTTGACGACCAGTTCGATTCGGCCGCGCTGCTTGCGCTCGGCTTCGAAGCCCTTGCCGAGGTGGAGTCCGACGACCTGCTCGAGGAAGATGAGCTCGACATGCTGATCAACGATCCGCGCAACACCAGCGGCCGCAATGCCGTCACGGGATACTGAACCCATGCTGACACTTCAAGGCCGTCTCACCCTCACCGAGGCCGTTGCGAAAGCGGCGGACCTCACGGATCGCTTTGTGCGGGAAGACCTTACCGCGCTGGGTGGCTGGGTCTGGGAAGGCTACGACGCGGACAAGCAGTCGCGGGCTGGCTGGGAGAAGCGCATGCAGGCGGCGATGGACCTCGCCCTCCAGCTGCAAAAGACGAAGACCTTCCCCTGGCAGGGCGCAGCGAACGTCGCCTTCCCGCTCGTCACGATCGCGGCGCTGCAGTTCCACGCCCGGGCCTATCCCGCCACGGTGAGCGGCACCGAGGTCGTCCGTATGCGCGTGACTGGTGCCGATGAGGATGGCGCCCTCAACCAGCGTGCGCACCGCGTCGGTCGCTTCCTCTCCTACCAAGTGCTCGAGGCCGACGAGGCCTGGGAAGAGCAACACGATCGCCTGCTCTTGAACCTCCCCATCATGGGATGCACGTTCAAGAAGACGACCTACTCGCCTGCGGCCGGATGCCCTACCAGCGAGATGGTTTCAGCAACCGACCTGGTGATGGACTACTTCGCCAAGTCGGTGGAGACGTGCCAACGCAAGACGCACGTCATTTACCTCTCCCGCAACGAGGTGTACGAGCGTGTGCGCTCCGGTCTCTTCCGGGACATCCTCGACGAAGGCTGGTATCGCAGCCCGCAGGTGCCTGACACAAACGTCCGGGGTGACGTACGGAGGGGCGAGACTCCTCCCAGCGCCCCGGACGAGGCGACTCCGATCTGCTTCCTCGAGCAGCATTGCTGGATCGACCTGGACGGTGATGGCTACGCCGAGCCCTACATCGCCACAATCGAGGAAGGGTCGAAGTGCCTCGTGCGTCTGGTGGCGCGATGGGAGCGTTCCGAGGACGTCGAGCGTGACGCGCGAAGCCGCGTGATTCGCATCAACGCGAGCGAGTACTTCACCAAGTACGGCCTCATCCCCTCGCCGGACGGCTCCGTCTACGACCTCGGCTTCGGCATCCTGCTCGGGCCGTTGAACGAGTCGGTGAACTCGATCGTGAACCAGCTGATGGACGCAGGCACCATGCAGGTGGCGGCGGGCGGCTTCCTCGCGAAGGGAATCAAGATCCGCTCGGGCGACTTCAAGTTCTCCCCGTTCGGTTACCAGCGTGTGGACGCGAGTGGCGAGGACCTGCAGAAGGGCGTGTTCCCCTTCCCGGTTCGCGAGCCCTCAGCGGTGCTGTTCCAGCTCCTCTCCCTCCTCATCAACTACACGCAGCGTATCTCCGGCTCGACCGACATGCTGGCGGGAGAGAACCCCGGCCAGAACACTCCCGCCGAAACCACTCGGGAGATGGTCGAGCAGGGCATGAAGATCTACAACTCGCTCTTCAAGCGCGTGTGGCGCTCGATGAAGCGGGAGTTCAAGATCCGCTACAAGCTCAACGGGCTCTACCTCGGCGCCGTCACCTACTTCGGCGGCGCGGGGGACAAGGCCCTCATCGAAGACTTCCAGGCCGATCCAAACCTCATCTGCCCGGTTGCCGACCCGAACGTCGCTTCGGATGGGCAGCGAGTGCAGCAGATGACGCTGGTGAAGCAGGCGGCAGCGGCAACGCGTGGCTACAACCTCGACGAAGTCGAGCGGGAATGGCTGCGTGCGCTGAAGGTGGACGGCATCGACAGGCTCTTCGTGGGGTCAGACAAAACCCCTCCCACGAAGGACCCGAGGATCGCCGTCGCCGAACTCAAGGCAGAAACAGAGAAACTCAAGCTCCAGCAGGAGCAACAACTCTTCATGATCGAGCTGATGTCGCAGCGCGAGTTCCTCGCGGCGCAAATCCTCGAACTGCAGGCACGGGCTGCGAAGCTTGGCGCCGATGCAGCCAACGAGGGTGCGCAGCAAACCGTGAGCACAATCAACGCGATGATCGGCCTCATGAAGACACAGGACGACGCCCTCCACGCCCGCGCGGATCGTCTCCTGAAAGCCAAGGAAATCGAGCAAAATGCAAAGCAACCCCAACCGGGATGAGTTCCAGGAATGGCTTCTCCACCCGGTGACGCGAGCCTTCCGTGAGTATCTGGACAAGCAACGCCGGGCACTCATGGAAAAATGGGCGAGCGGAGACATTGCCCAAAAGGCGAAGCACGAGCATATCCTCATGGACGCGAGTGCAATCTCCGCCTGCCAAACCATGCAGGGCCTTCGGGACCTGAGTTACGACAACCTGATTGAGGTACTGAACGATGAGCAAGTTGAATACTTCGGGCCTGAAGCCCCTCGGCCGCGCGATCTTGGTTGAGCCCTACGAGGCCGCGACCAAGTCGGAGACGATCCTGATTCTCGAGTCCACCAAGGAGCGCAACGTCATGCTGGAAACCCGCGCCGTCGTCATCGACGTCGGACCTGTCGCCTGGTGCGAGGAGCCCACTCCTCGCGCGAAGGTGGGCGATCGGGTACTGGTCTCCAACATGGCAGGCGTCGTGGCGGTCGGGCCGCTCGATGGCAAGCGCTATCGCGTCATCAACGACCGCGATGTCTTTTGCGGCCTGGTGGAGGGCGTGTGATGGAACTCGAACAAGAAGCGATGCAGATGGGCTGGGTTCCGCTCGAGCGGTTCCGCGGCGATCCCGAGAAGTGGGTCGATGCGGAGACGTTCGTCTCGCGCGGCAAGGAAGTGATGCCGATCCTCAAGGCGAACAACGCGCGCCTGCAGGAGAAGCTCACCCAGACCACCGCGATGACGACGGCCCTCCAGGGCGACATCACCGAGCTCCGCGCGACCATCGAGGAGATGACAAAGTTTCAACGCGAGGAAGTCCAGCGCCAAGTGGACGCGCAGATCGAGCGGCTGAAGCTCGAGAAGCGCACCGCTCGGCGTGAAGCCAACGACGACCGCGTCGACGAGATCGAGGACGAGCTCGAAGAGCTCGCGGAGCGGAAGACTACGCTGGCGAAGGCGCCCGCAGCGGCTCCGACGCCACAGCCGAAGCCGGGTGAAACGCCGCAGGGCGTCGATCCCGCCTTCGTCGAGTGGTCGAAGACCCGCCCCTGGGTGTCGAACGATCCCATTAAGGGCTCGCTCGCTCTCGGCGTGGCGCAGAAGCTACGGATCGAAGGCACCGACCTGTCCGGCGTGGACTTCTACGACGAGGTGGAGCGGCGCGTGGAGGAGTTCTTCGCCGCGCCTCGCACCAGCAAGACAGAAGGCGCTGGCGGTGGTGGCTCGGGCGGTTCTTCGCGGCAGCTGAAGGGGGGTTACTCCTCTCTGCCGGCCGAGGCGAAGGCCGTCTGTGACCGCCAGGCCGAGAAGTTCGTCGGCCCGAACAAGCAATTCAAGACCCTGCCTGAGTGGCAGGCCCACTACGCGAAACTCGTTTCCGAAGCCAGCTGAGGCAGCCATGACCCAAGCCACCACTCCCACCCCCGCCATCCCGAAAGCCACGCCTTCCGTCGAAGGCGATCTGCCCGGGACGAAAGTGTCGCCTGCATCGGAGGCACCGCGCCGCGTCACCCTCGCGAGTCGCGTACCGATGGGACTGCCGCAGCAACGGCTGTCCGTCCCGGAGATTCCGGGGTACTTCTGCTACTGGCATGTGACCGACAACGTACCGCGCGCCCTTCGCGCCGGCTACGAGTTCGTCTCACCCGAGGAAGTCGATGTCGCCAGCTTCGACGTTGCCGGTGATCCCACCCTGCCAGGCGGCACGGACATGGGCTCCCGCATCAGCCAATCGTCCGGTGTGGGCGCGTTCGCTGCGGATGGTGGGGCCGAACGGCTCTACCTGATGAAGCTGCCGCAAGAGTTCCGCGACGCAGACAACAAGGCCCGCGAGGCCGGCTCCGAGCAACTGGCCCGCAAGCTGCGTGCCGGCATGGCCGGAGCGGAAAACGATCCCGATCGCGCCCGTCGCTACATGAAGCAGGGGCAAGATCTCTTCATCCCCAAACGCAATCGAGGTTCCTAAATGGCAAACACTCCCTTCGGGCTGGCGCCCGTTCGCTACCACAACGGCTCGCCCTACAACGGCGCAGCCCACGTGTACTTCATCCCGTCCACCGACGGCAACGCCTACGCTATCGGCGATCCGGTGATGTTCGCTGGCAGCGCCGACGCAAGCGGGCGCTGCGCCACCGTGGTCCTGGCCACGGGCGGCACCGGCAACTCGGTCCTCGGTTGCATCATCGGCGGTGGCTCGAACACCTACGGCGGCGCGATCGGTGCCAACCCGACGACGCTCGAGACGACCATCATCCCCGCGACGAAGACCCGCGGCTACTACGTCCTGGTGGCCGACGATCCGAACCTGGTCTTCGAGATCCAGGAAGACAGCATCGGCAACAACCTGGCCGCCACCGACGTGGGCAACAACTTCAACCTCGTCTCCGGCGCCAACAACGGCTTCATCTCCGGCTGGCAGCTCGATTCCTCGACCGCCGCGACCACCAACACCCTGCAGCTCAAGGTGCTGGGCCTGTCGCCGAAGCTGAACAACGCCATCGGCACCAATGGCAAGTGGCTGGTCATGATCAACAACCACGCGCTCCGTCCGGGCGTCGCCGGCGTCTAACGCCACCTCAACCCAACAAGGAGCACAATCATGCCCGCAGGTTCCATCAACACCGGCACCCATCCCCTCCTGCTCTGGCCGGGGGTCAAGACCGTCTGGGGTCAGGTCAACGCCGAGCACTCGCCCGAGTACATCGACCTGTACGAGATCGACACCTCGACGCAGGCCTACGAGAAGAGCGTCGAGATTACCGGCTTCGACATCGCCCCGATCAAGCCGGAAGGTCAGCCGGCTTCCTTCGACTCGGAGGTGCAAGGCGCCGTCTCCACCGTCACGCACATCGCTTACGCGCTGGGCTACATCGTGACCTACGAAGAGCTGCAGGACAACCTGTACGAGCAGGTGGCGGGCAATCGCGCCCGCGCGAACGCCTTCGCGATGAACCAGACGGTGGAGAACGTGGCCGCGTTCCTCTACAACAACTCGCTGACCACCACCTACTTCACGACCGGCGACGGCGTGGCGCTGAACTCCGCCTCGCACGTCCTGCCCCTCGGCGGCACCTACAGCAACCTGCTGTCGACCGCTGCGGACCTGTCGGAAGTCGGCCTGGAAGACATGGTGGTGCAGGTCTACGGCGCGCAGAACAACCGCGGGCTGCAGATGAACCTGATGCCGCGTTCGCTGATCGTGCCGCGGCAGCTCTGGTTCACGGCGAATCGCGTCCTCAAGTCGACGATGCAGTCGAACACCCAGTCGAACAACATCAACGTCCTGAAGGCGGTCAACGCGATTCCCGAGGGGATCAAGATGAACCACTACCTGACCGACGCGACGACCTGGTTCATGCGCACGAACTGCCCCAACGGCATGAAGTTCTACTGGCGCCACAAGCCCGATCTGATGCAGGACAACGACGGCGACACGCGCAACGCGAAGACTATCTCGTACATGCGCTTCTCCGTGACGTGCGAGGACCCGCGCGGCCTGTACGCCAGCGCCGGTTCCTGATCGTCAAGCGGGGGTGTTGCATGCAATAACCCCCGCATTCTCGCATGCATTATCGGAGGTGCCGTGTCTCTTCTCGCTTCAACCATCATCACTCGCGCGATGCAGAACGCCGGGCTCATCGAGTCTGTGGCGACGGCTTCCTCCGACCAAATCACTTCGATGTTGCCGAGGCTCAACGACCTCATCAACGTCTGGCAGACGGAGGGGTTGAAGCTCTGGCTCACCCGCTCCGTGACGGTGCCTCTCGTAGCGGGCCAGCCCGACTACGAACTTGGACCCTCCCTCGACGTCTCCATGGCGCGCCCACTGCGGGTTGACGGAGCCTGGTACGTGACGACGGCGGGCAACCGGAGAGAACTCACCGTCGCCGCTCGCAAGTCCTATCGGACGCTGCCCAACCTCACGCAGCAGGGCTCCATCAACACCTACTACACCGAGAAGCTCCCCGCGAAGCTCGTGGTGTGGTTCTGGAACGCCCCAACTGCGGCGGAGGCGGCAGCAGGTTCCGTCGAACTCGACGTGAGGTCCCAAGTCACCGGCTTCGACGCGGTGACGGCCTCCACGTCCTTCCCGGACGAGTGGGCCCTCGCCCTTCAGTGGGGCCTCGCCGACGAGATCTCCACCGGCCAGCCCCAGGTCATCATGGACCGCTGCCAACAACGGGCGCAGGTCTACAAGGAGAAGCTCGACTCCTTCGAGGTCGAGGACGCCCCTATCCAGATGAGCGTGGACATGCCGATCAGTGGCTATGGTACGGGAGGGTTCGTCTAATGCCTGACCAAAAGCCGCAGCGGATGCCCTTCGTTCCCGAACTCGGGAACAGGGATACCTCCGACCAGAAGGACGCCCGCCTCGTCAATGGCTTCATCGAGATCCTCGGCCAGGATCATGTGAACCTGTACAAGCGCCCGGGACTCACCGAGGCGACGGGCGGCCCTGGCACCGCGTCCACGGGGAACGGGGTCTACTTCTGGCAGGGCGACAAGTACGCCGTCTTCGGCACGACCCTCTACAAGAACGGCGGCAGCATCGGCACGGTAGACGCGGGCCGCTACCACTTCTCGTCCACCCTCGGTACGCCGCGCTATCTCTTCCTGAGTACCGCGACGAAGGCGTACTACTACGACGGCACCACCCTCACGGCAGTGGTCGACGTCGACTACCCTGCGACGACCGTGCCCGGATCGGCGTATTTGAACGGCGTCACCTACGTCATGACGCCAGACGCCGCGATTCACGGCTGCGACACCAATACCCCTTCCTCCTGGGAAGCCCTCAACAAGATCCTCGCCCAGATCGAACCCGACGGCGGCGTCGCTCTCGCGAAGCAACTGACCTACGTCGTCGCGCTGAAGGAGACGAGCGTCGAGGTCTTCTACGACGCAGGCAACGCCACGGGCTCGCCGCTCTCCCCCGTCCAGGGCGCCAAGGTGAACTACGGCTGCCGCTGGGCCGAGTCCCTCCAGGACCTCGACGGGACGCTGATCTGGGTCGGCAAGACGCGCAGCGGGCCGATCGAGGTTCTTGCGATGGATGGGCTTAAGGTCCAGCCCATCTCGAACCCGCGCGTGTCCCGGCTCCTCGAGGCCTTCGACGGGGCCACGATCTCCTCGTGGCGCGCGAAGATCTCCGGCCACAAGTTTTACGGCATCACGAGCGCCTCGACAAACATCACCCTCGTCTACGACGTGGGGCAGAAGTTCTGGTCGGAGTGGGGTGACTCGGGTGGAGGGGAGTGGTCGATTGTTGCGGGCGACTTCGACGCCAGCGGTAACACCCTCCTCCAGCACGCCACGAACGGCAAGCTTGCAACGCTCGTCCCGGCCATCGCGACGGACTTTGGCAGCACATTCACCCTCGACCTCTACACCCCGGAGTACGACGGCGAGACGAAGATCATCAAGTACCTCAAGCGGATGGACCTCGTCTCCGACATCCGAGCGGGGACGGTGAGCGTCCGCTTCTCCGAGGACGACTACACCACCTGGTCAGCATTCCGCGATTGGGACCTCGCGCAGAAGCGGCCCTCCATTACCGACTGCGGCTCGTTCACGCGACGCGCCTGGCACCTTCGCAACACCGACGCCCTTCCTCTTCGCCTCAAGGGCGTTGAGTTCCAGATCGACCTCGGAACGCTCTGATGGCTACCTACGAGCCGCCGCCGACATTCGCTGACGTCGTCCTCTACAACGAGGTAACGGGGAAGGCACAGTTCAACCCGATCTGGCTGAACTGGTTCTTGCGCCTCGCGGGGGTGTTGAATGGGGTCGGCGGAGGCGGCGGTGGTTCGGGCGTGCTCGGAGCGCCGCTCTCCAACGGTATCGTCGTCCACATCGGGAGCGGCATCACCGAGGGGCGTACCCTCCAGAACGACGCCTACGTCAGCATTACCGACGCAGACGGAGTAGGCGCTGCCCCCACCATCGGGCTGAACCTCACGGCGCTCAAGGAATACATCGAGGATACGACAGCGGCACTACTCGTAGCGGGCACTAACATCACCCTGACCTACAACGACGGCGTGCCCTCTCTCACCATCGACGCGAGTGGAGGCGGGGGTGGCGGCGGCACTTGGGGCTCCATCACAGGCACCCTGTCGCTGCAGCTTGACCTCCAGGCGGCACTCGATGCGAAGGCGGACATTGCTTCCGTCCCCGTCTCAGGGGCCGTCATCGTCACTCCGACAGGCGTGCTTGCCCACGAGGAGACCGTCGCGGCAGTTGGCGTCTCCGCTGGCATGCGAGTGTTTCCTTGCCTCGCCCCTCATTCCGACACGGATGAGAACCATGAGGAGTTCCTCAGCATCTCCGCGCTCGCCGCTACCGCGGGCACGAACCAGATTACAGTCAGCATGGCGTTCGGCGAACTCACCAGCGGCCCAGTCCGCATCAACTACATGGCGGTGTAAATGCCCTCTCTTGTCACAGACCTAACCAGCTCCGCGCTACGCACCGTTGCCAGCCGGGTGCACCCCCGCGAGAACCTCTACGTCACCGGCACGCTCGGCGCACTCAACGCGGAGATCTCGGCCTACTGCGATGGCTGCTCGACAGTCGCGATCGACCTCCGCGGCACGTTCTCGATGACGGTGGCGGTCCAGGGGACGGTCGATGGAACGAACTGGGTGTTGATCCCTGTGCGTCCACAGACAGGCGGCATCTTCGTCCTCGCCGTCACCGGCACGGCGGCAGGTGTCTGGATGGCCTCCTGCGCTGGCTTCACGAAGGTTCGCGCCATCGTCACGGCGTACACCTCGGGCAGCGCGACGGCCTTCATCGCGGCGTCAACTGCTCTCTTCGATGACTTCGCCAAGAATGGCGGCGTCACCAGTTCCATCGGAACGGCAACGGGCGCTGCGGCGGCGGCGGTCACCCTCACAATCGCAGCCCCGGGCGCCGGCTTGCGGCACTACCTTACCTACGTCGCGATCAAGCGATTTGCTTCCGCGTTGCTGACCGCCGCAGCCACCCCCGTCTTGGTGACGACAACAAACCTTCCCGGCACGCTCGTCTTCAGCCTGCCCGCAGACGCGGCGGCACAAGGTACGATCTTCCCCCACCAGGAGGACTACACCTTCCCTATCGCGGCTGTGGCGCAAAACACAGCGACAACGATTGTGTGCCCGGCGACGACTGCAGTCATCTGGCGCGTGACAGTCGGCTACTACGTGGCTCCGTAACCCTTCAAGGAGTAGAACATGGCAGATGGCAGTGATGGACTTGGCGGCGGCTTCGACTCGTCCGCTGGTATTTTCGGAGGTGGCTTCGACCTCGGCAGCGGGATGAACGCTCCCGCAGGCTCCTTCAACGGAGCCGGCATGTCCCCCAGTTTTGGCGGCGGTGGCTTCACCGGCAGCTTCGGAGGTGTCCAGGGCCCGTCCCTGGGCGAGTCCTTTTTCGGCAACCCTGCAGCCAGCTGGGGCTTCGACACCAGCTCCATGGACGGACTGCTCGGAAACTCCCCCGCAGGTCTGGGGCTTGGCAGCGTTGGCCTTGGCAATTTTGGCTATTCGAATGCTGGTGTCGCTCCGTCATTCGCTTCGAACCTGGCCCAGGCTCTGATGTCCCTGGCGAAGGGCAAGATGATGGGTCTCGCGGCGGGGAAGCTGGGCGTGCCGAGCATGGCCCTCAATGCGGTGGTGAGCGGTATTCAAGGGAAAGCCACTACCCCCACCGACGCGCTCAACGGCCTCTTCTCGACCGTGAGCCCCGCGCTCGGTCTGGCGAACTTCGGCCTCTCCGCGTTCGGGCAGCCTTCCCTCGGGAGCATGGCCGCCGGCTTCCTCGGCAATGCGACGACGGGTACGCCAGGGGCACCGAGTCCGAGCAACTCCGCCGATCCCCTCTCGATGATTATGTCACTCTATGGCCTCTCCAAGGCGGGCGCAATCAGGCGGCAGGCGGGCCTCCCCAGCTCCGACGTCACGCAGCTCCCCGGCTACCAGGCGGGCCTCCAAGCCGTCGAGCGCCGGATGAACGCGCAGGGCTTCCAAGGTTCGGGCAACATGATGACGGAGCTCGCGAAGTACGGCGGCGACGCCTACAACCAGGCGGCGACGCAGCGCATCAACTCCTCGAACGCGCAGATGGGCCCCCTCGTCGCGGAGATGAGTGCACTCGGTCTGCTCCGCTCGTCGCTGCCGGGAGGTTGAGATGGCTGAAATCGGCATGGCCTTCATGGCGCCAATCCAGGCGCGGCAGAAGATGCTCATCGAAGCAGCTGCGGCGCCGGTTGACCTCGCGGCAAGGCAGGCAGCAACCACCCTCAACACGGCGAATGCGGCGCAGATGCAGCAGCACATGCAGGATGCGCAGGCCCTCCGCGCCATCACGATGTCCTCGCTGGCGCAGCAGCCCGCCGCTGGAGCGGAAGCCCCAAATCAAAGCGACCAGCTAAGCACCCTCGGAAACGCCCTACTCTCCCAAGGCTTCTACAAAGAGGGTACGGCCGCTCTCGCACAGGGTGCGCTGGTGGACTCTCGCGGCGCGCGGGCCGCTGCCACGACGCAGAAGACTGAGTTCGACAAGGCGAAGTGGTACCTCGAGCGTGTCGGGGGCGTGATGAACCAGAGCGACCTCGACCGGACGAACGAGCTGTTCCAGCAGATCTTTCCCGGCGCGACTCCCTCGGTGACGAAGTACGACACGAATGTGGTGCGGAACGCCCTCCGCTCCTCGATGACAACGGCGCAGCGGCTCATGGCCGAAAACCGCGACGAGCGGCTTTCCGTCTACGTGGCGTCCCTCGCGCAGCAGGAGGATGCGCGGAGGGAGCGACTGCGGCTTGCGGATCTGGAACTGAACCGCCGGGTCGAGGCTGACGCGAACCGCGCTAAGGCCGGAGCCAAGGGAACTGGCGGGCGGGCTCCCTCCACCGCCGCCCCCATCGCGAAGGCGACGACCCTCGCCATGAAGGACGATCCCGACGCGTCGAAGCTCGAAGGGACAGAGGCCATGGCCGCCCGCCTTACGATCGCGCAAGAGGCTGATCGCCTCATCAAGGCCGACCCGAGCCTCAACTACGACCAGGCAGCCCGGGCGGCGCTCCTTACCGCGAAGAAGCGGGGTGACTTCTCCGTCGAGAAGGGGATGTTCTCCGACAAGGTGCGCTACTCGGCGAAGGGGCTCCGCGTGGAAGATCCGGCACCGCTCCCCCCTACCAAGGACAAGCTCGCGGCAGGGCGCTTCTACCAGACCAAGCAGGGACCTGCCCTCTGGAACGGCACTGCCTTTGTGAAGGATTGAGATGGCGACGTTCTCGTTCGAAGAAGCGATGGGCAGCACGGCCGCTCCAGCGGCGCCGAGCCTGCCCGCTCCAGTCTCCGCGCCCGCGGGAGGGAAGCAGTTCTCCTTCGAGGAGGCGATGGGCGCTCCCGTGCCTGTCTCGTCGGTCAAGCCCGCCGACGACCCGAATTGGCCGCTCAAGGACACCCTCAAGGAGCACGGCGCCAAGTTCCAGAAGGAGTTCGCGAAGGGCGCCAGCAGCCTCGGCACCGTCGCGGATATGCTGGTGGGCTTCCCCTGGCAAGTCTGGTCCACGATGGCGGAGGCGGACAAGCTCCAGCAACTCCGCACGTACAACAAACTCGCTGGCGCGAACGGGATGAAGACCCTCTCGCGGAAGGAGATGGAAGACCAAGCCGCGACAGTCCGGAACGAGATTCTCTTGCGTTCGCCTACCTTCTTCACGCAGCTGGCGGACACCCTCAAGGCACCTACCGACACCACTCAGGGCAACCCGGTCGCTCACGCGATGGAGACGGTGAGCAAGCTCCTCGACGAGCAGGGCGGTCAGATCGAATACCTCACGGGCGGTCGCTTCACTCGTAACAACTTCAACGCAGCGGTGAATGGTGTTTTCGCCGGCCTCGGTCTCACAGGCGCAGTTGCTCCGATGAAGGGGGCGGCGAAGGCCCAGCAGGCGCGGGCGGATGCGGCGCTCAAGACGACGAACTTCCCCATCGTGGAAGAGCCGCCCAAGGAGAGCCGTCCGGTCGACTACACCTACGTGCCTGCCGCCCACGACATTCCCGCTCCCGAGGCGGTGGCGAAGTGGAAGGAGCGCACCGACGCCGCCACCTCTGCAGCGGAAACCAAGACGAACTACTCCGACCTCGACCGCATGCGGACGGCGGAGCAGATGGCCTCTCGCCTCATGGCGGAAGGGGCCTCGGTCAAGCGCGTCGAGGCGATCGTGGCGAAGAACCCCCTCGTTGGGGAGGCGATGGCGGCGATTCGCGCTCGGCGCGCGGCGGTAGTTGATTCGAGGCTCGGAACAGTGCAGCAGTTCGGCGCGAGCGACATCCTCGATCCGAACCAGGGGAAGCCGGGAGCGCCAGCACTCGAGCCGCCAGGCGGGCGAGTTGCGCCCGAGGGGACGCCGACTCCTGGCACTTCGCTCTCGGTTCCGAAGACCGTCGCCGCCGTGGCTGCGGGTGCGGCGGCCGCCTACGGCCTCTCGCAGATGGACTCTGACCAAGCCGCGATCGCCGCGATGGCGCCGGTGGCCTTCGTCGCGGGTCGTGGGAAGGGACTCACCCTCGAGGAACTTCGCGCAGTTCCACCAGAGACGTCGCTGGGCACGCTGCTCGATCGGTCAAGCTACACGCTGAAGACCCTCGACCGCCTGCCGAAGAACCGGACGGAGTTCCCTGTCCAGATGGTGCGGGACCAGCTCAAGCGCCAAGACGTCTCCGCGCCGGAGAAGGCGATTCTCGAGAAGGTCCTCGAGGGGAAGGAGAAGGTCACTGCGAAAGACCTCATCACGAGCATGAAGGAGCAGACGCAGAGCTGGGAACTGACGCCGAAGAAGACCGACACCTACGCCGACTATGGGCTGGAGAACATCGATCGGGCGCAGCCGAATCCGGACTTCTCTTTGCGAGACGTTCGTGAGGCTCGCCTTGAACACGCCTCCAGCAACGGAACGCTGTATCAGGTCATCACACCGGATGGCGAGATCCTTGACTCACTCGTTATCCAGGCGGGCGAGGATCAGGCTGCCGCACTTGCGAAGTGGAAGACGGAAGCAGAAGCCATCTTCGACGGCCCCGAGGCCTCGACGAACCTCTACCGTCTCCCCGACCACATGCAGATGTCGGCCAACAACCACTTCGGCGATCCGCAGCTCTTCGGCTGGACGCGAAGCTTCGACGAGAAGGGCGTGCGGCACGTCGTGGAGATCCAGTCGGATCTGGCACAGCACGCGGGAAAGGTGCTGTCCGAGGAAGAGCGTGCCGCTGCGACAAACGCCCAAGCGGAAGGCCTGACACGCGCACAGATGCTGCGTGACCTGGGAGAGCAGCTGCTTCCGTTCGAGAAGTTCAATCCGGTTGGTCCGCTAACCTACACTCCCTCGACGACACTCGTGCCCCTTCTCGACAAGTTGCCGTCGGGAGTAAAGACCAACTTCCTGCGTAACCTGGCGCGGCAGCTCGACCTTAGTGAGTCGGCAGCAGAAGGCGCCGGGACCTACGTGCTGCGTGTGCTTGACA